TGGTATGCCCTCCAAGGACTCCTTCAAGTCCGTGGCTCACTACTACGCCACCCTTTTCCACGAGATTGGTCACTCCCTCAAGGCTAAGGGTACGCACTCGGTTGGCTTTGGCTCTGAGCCTTACGCTAAGGAGGAACTGGTCGCTGAACTGTTCTCCTCCCTCTGCCTCGCTGAGTGCGGACTGGAAGCCCCTGAGGTCACCACTAACTCGACCGCCTATGTCCAGAACTGGCTCACGGCTCTGAAGGGTGACAAGACCCTCATCCTCTCAGCCGCCTCTGAAGCCTTCAAACGCTTCACGGCTCTGACCAAGGTCGAGGAGCAGGCTGAGGTCAGCGAGGAGGTCGAGGCTTAAGCCTCAGCCCCTAGGCTGGTGAATCGCCCCCTGTATGGGGGCTTTTTGCCGTCTAGAAGGCTCTAGGATGCCCTCAGAGGGCGGCTTCAGGTCACCTGAGTCCTGACCCTCAAGACCTTTGATACCCCCCTTAGAAGGCAAATGTGCGGCACACGCATTCCGACCAATGTTTATAGGGGTTTGCTACACCTCGTGAGCCGTGTCAAGGGATACTTCAAATCAAGCACTAAATAGCACGAGCCACCAGAAAGTTATTCACACCCCTGAGGGTGAACAGGTGGTCAGGTGAACAGGTGTTCACTAGTTCGCTAGAATGCCCTAGGAGGGTGGCTTGTATCTACCCTATGCAGGGTATGGACTGACCCTTGCAAGAGCCTTGTAGGGCAATTGTGAGGGCTGTGCATTCTACCCAATAGAATCAATGGTTTCCTGCGTGTCGCTGGGCGTGTCAAGGGAAAGTTGAAATCAAGCACTAAATCACCTGACCCCCCTAAATAAATCCTAACATAACTATATACAGAACCGAGAAAGTGTGTTATAATATAGATTTGTTGTTTTTTACCGAATTTTTTGAGATTTTTTACAACTTTTTTACAACCTTTGGGCTTGCTCTAGAGAAGGAACTATACACCTTCCAAGGTCTACCCACCACGCATATGACCACCACATCCTATACCACCACGGCAGTCACCTCCACCCTCGTCTTCATCGTTCCTTGCCAGACTCAGGACTTCACCATCAGGGTGGTCTCTAAGGGTCAGCAGTACGGACTCGACTACTGCCTGACGCACGACAGCCACGACCACCTCGTGGAGTTCTACGCCACCAAGTGGGCGAGCAAGGAGTTCGGGGTGTTCGGTCAGTTCCTCAGCCGCTACAACTTCAGCACCATCCTCGACAGCAAGTTCGAGGGCGGCTTACGCCTCTGGGGTGACGATGACCGCACGACCCTGACCGCCTCTGAGATGGCTTACATCAAGGGAGTCCTTGGACATCAGGTCAGCCGCTACTGCGACAGCACCTTTGACCGCCCTCAGAAATGAGGCGTTGACAAGACCCTTACCACTTGATTCATTCACCCCTGTACCCACTAACTACACCACGCATATGTCCTCCCACTACCTCACCTACTCCCTCCATTGCGGCACTAAGGTTAACGATACCTACGCCTCGTTCACGGAAATCAATCAGCGTATCGCTGACCTCAAGGAGGCTCTCGCTAACACGCCCAGCACCTACTCTGGCACTATCACCATCAATCAGGGTCACGAACTTGCCGCCTTGGAAGACTACAAGGCTCTGCCCTCCAATACTGGCGAACTGATTGACCTCTGCATCGAACACCACCTCCCGATTGCCCAGTACGCTGAAGCCCCCTTCTACGCCCAGTCTATGGAGCAGAAGTTCGCCTCGACCGCCTTTGCAATCCGTGCAATCAAGGCTGACCTCGCTGAGAAGAAGCAGGCTGAGACCAATCGCCTGCTGGCGGCTCAGGATACGCTCGACCAGTTCACGGCTAAGTTCGCCCCTGCCGTCTTTGGCGGTCAGAAACGCTGGGTCAATGTCTACAGCCGAACCGAGTGCTATGGCGGCGATGAAGAAGGCGGCTGGTACTACACCTGCTACACGCTGGCGGCTTGCTTCCCCCTCAGCCAGTTCACGCAGTTCACCCCTGTGACCCTCGCTGAAATCGCCCCTGCCGCCCGCACCCTCGTTGACCTGATGGGACTCGACCACGACCTCGTCCTGCTGGAAGACCTGCCTGCCCAGTCCGTGACCACCAGCCGCCCCCGCTACGAGTGAACGGCTGACCACCTGAACGAGTGTTCACCAGCCCCCTAACAGGGGCTTTTTTGTGCCTGCACCCTAGACCCCAGAACCACCCCCTAGAAGACCTGCTACGCCCCCGCCAAGGCTCTTGCACGGCTCGCCTGATACCTAGCCTACCCCTGACACAAGCCACCCTCCTAGAGCCACCATAACCATACCTTATCCATCCCAGTAGCACTCCTAATACCTCTTCACCCTGACAGATTCATTTGCTTTTTACATTTCTTTTACACTCACCTATCCAATTGATTCGGCTGTATTCTCAATCCATTCTCATCTTCTACTAGATATATTATAGACTGACTGAACCCGTTTTACCATCCAGCCCTTCACTCTATATAAGAAGCCTGTTTACTTTTCTTTTACTTTCTACTAGACGGGGGGAGGGGGTCTTACTTTATTTTCTGCGGCCAGAACCATACGGGTCTGTCCAGACACTTTTTTTATCACAATAAGACTATAGCGAGTACGAAGGACAGAAGTACGAGCGAGGAGAGGGGTTATTAGGGGAGGTTAAAAGGGCTTGTGTCAAGCACTCTTTTGATGTATATGAAATAAAAGCCGATTCTGCTTGACGCATCCATTTGGAATCCCCCTATGTACCCCCTGTTGTTCACCCCCTCAGTCCCCCAATTCTGGGGGAAGGGATTTAAATTTTATTATTGACTCTAAAGGATTCTCTATGAATATAAGCCTGTTCATTGAATAAACAAGCGAGTCTCAACGAGCGAAGTCTTTGCCTTGTTAGCACAGCGGTAGTGCGACAGTTTTGTAAACTGTAGGTCGTTGGTTCAATCCCAACACAAGGCTCTCTTTGGGTGCTCTGGATAACCAGAGGATGTGAGTAAATGTTAATACAGGTCATAATGGCATAATAGCGTAAACTGATTAACCAATATCCATCGGTAGGGCTAAAATCCTACCCACCCCCTATTTACGACCCTTAGTTCAACGGATAGAACACCCGCCTTCTAAGCGGGTCATCCAAGTTCGATTCTTGGAGGGTCGAGTTTAGTACTGTCCTGCCCTCTTGACAATGGTTTCTCTAGGACAGTCGTTTTCAGACCCGTGGTGTAATGGTAGCACAGGAGTTTTTGGTACTCCTTGTCGGGGTTCAAGTCCCTGCGGGTCTTCTTTGGGGGGCGTAACTCAGCGGTTAGAGTGGAGTCTTTATAAGGCTTAAGTCGGTGGGTTCGACTCCCCCCGCCCCTATATTACGATTTGTAGAGAAACGGCTTGACAGCCCCCAGCATAAGCATTCCTAATGCTCCTATGAAGGAAAAGGAACTCTGCATCGCTCTTGGTATATCTCGTGACATCTTGAAGGAGATGCGTTCATTTTTTGAGTCGGGAAAGTGCTGGAAGAAGATTCCCTCGCTCAAACCCGAAAACCTCTGGCAGATTGAGTGGACTCCAGAAGGCATCGCCCTACTGCGTGAACACCTCGGCGTTAAGCCCACGGAAGTCGTTGAGTCCCCCAAACAAGCCTCGGGTACTGTGTCCGCTAAGCACCGCAACCCCCGTGTCATCAGCGTCCTCATTAACGGCAAGGAACACAATGTCATCTGCCGTGACTCTTCCAAATTCGGTATCGGTATGCCTGCCGATGTACGATGGGATGGAGCACGATGGGTTGTCGTGCGACACCCTCGGTTCAACGGGAAGTACTAAACTAAAAAATTTTTAAACCAGACTATGAAAAACGAATCTAGACACGAAAAGGGCGAAGGTAAGCAGATGCGTAAGATGGAGCGAGAGAGAGTCTCCTACAAGGCTGGCTCTAAGCCGATGAAGCCTTGCAAGTACAAAACCAAGGGCAAGAAGTGACAATGCTATGGGAGACCCAAACGACATCGAAGAAGATGATGACGATGATATCCCATTCCAAGAACTGATATGGCTTTCACTCCTACCCCTCACCCTATTCTTGTCACTCCGACTCAGGAGGAGATTAGGCGTTTGGCTGAAAAGGTAGGGGCTGAGAAGACCGCAGAGATTCTGACCTTGCGTGAGGATAAAATCCTCGCAGAAAAACTTGACCCATATAGGCACGGGTTCGATTTACCACATTGGAAGGAAGCAGACCAGTTGCTAAAGGAGAACAACGAAGTTCTCATCCTTGGTGGTAACCGAGCGTCCAAAACGGAATGGGCGGCTAAAAGAGTCGTTCAGACGCTTATCAATATTAAGGATGCCCGTGTGTGGTGTCTGCATACTACGAATCAATCGAGTATCCAGATGCAACAGAATGTCATCTACAAGTACCTGCCTTCAGAGTTTAAGGAACTCCGAAAGAACAAGGTGCAAAATGTGCAGTATACGCAGAAAAACGGGTTCTCAGACAACACCTTTATTCTTCCGAACAAAAGCCAATGCTTCTTTATGAACTACGCTCAGAAGCGAGATGTCATTGAAGGTGGTGAAGTGGACTTCATCTGGTGTGATGAACTTGTGCCGCTAGACTGGGTTGAGACACTCCGCTATCGTGCCGTTACCCGTATGGGCAAGATGGTTGTCACTTTTACTCCTATCTCTGGCTACAGTTCTGTTGTTAAGGAATATGTCAGCGGTGCTAAGATTACTGAGACCCTTGCATCTCCTTTGCTACCTGATTCTCAGAATGTAATGGGATGCCCGAGGGGTCATATGCCGTACAAGGCTAAATCATTTAATCGCTCCTCTGCCGTGATGTGGTTTCACAGCCAACTCAATCCGTATAATCCATTTGAGAATCTTAAAAAAACCTTGTCTGGAAAGAAATCTTATGAAATTAAGATTCGTGCTTATGGTTGGGCTGACAATGTAAGCGGGTCTCAGTTTCCTCGTTTCAGTCCTGAGGTGAACATCGTCAAAGATGAGGCTGTGCCTGCCGAGGGTACAAACTACTTCATTACCGACCCTGCTGGTGCAAGAAACTGGTTTATGCTTTGGGCTAGAGTAGACGAGGAAGGAAATATATATGTCTACAGGGAGTTCCCTGACACTTCAGATGGAGAATGGGCATTGCCCTCTAGCGACCCTGACGGGAAGGCAGGGACAGCCCAAAGAAACGGGGCTGGGCGGTCTCTGGCTGACTACAAGCAATTAATTCTTGATTTGGAAAATGGCGAACAGATTTGGGAGCGTTACATCGACCCTCGTGCAGGCGGTACTAAGGCTGTCACCGATGATGGCGGCACTACCCTTATAGAAATGCTTGATAGTGGTGAAAACCCTATGCACTTTCAGCCTGCCGCTGGAATCCGCATCGAGCAGGGAGTGGCAATGATTAATGACGGATTTGCCTACGATTACAATCAAGAGATAAGCCCTATTAATAAGCCTAGGCTTTATATAGCCGAATCTTGTGAAAACCTAATCTACTGCCTTAAAGAGTGGACAGGTCAGGACGGAGATAAAGGTGCAACCAAAGACCCTATCGACTGCCTGCGATATCTTATGACTATGAATCCTGAATATCAGGGAAATGACTCTATGAAGGGCTGGGGGGGCGGTGGATACTAATGGAAATCTACTACCCAACTCTCTTGTCTCGTCAGAAAGCGATGCTATTCGCTAATATTGGACGGATAAGACTTGAGTCGCTTGCCAAAAAGGGGCAAGTACGAACATTCACCACCAAAGGTGGTCATAAGAGGTACTTCCGTGATGACCTCGCCAAATATTTAAATGAAATCTTACAAAATTAACCAAGACCCGATGGTCTTTGCTAGCGAGACTCCTGATATTCCGTATCTTTACAAGGAATACCAGCGTTCTACGCAAAATGGCGGCAACACCGCTAATATCAACGAAAATGATGACATCCGCTTGTCTCGCTGGGAAGGTCAGTCCAAGGATGGCAAGAAACACAGCGAAAACCTGCCTGACGGCAATCCTGCGTTCCCATTTGAGGGTGCTTCTGATGTCCGTTCCCGCCTTGTTGACCGCACCATTAACGACCTAGTGTCGATGTGCGTTACGACCTTTGACCGCTGTCAGGTCAAGGTTAAGGGTACTGAGTTCGGTGACTCTGAGGTCGCTTCTACCGCAAACATCTTGATGTCGTGGCTTCTTGAGTCTCGACTGCGTTCTGAACTCCGCAAGGAAGCGGAACTCCTTTGCCAGTACACCCAGCAATACGGCTGGTCTGCCCTTAATGTTATCTGGGAGCAGGAAATGGGTACACGCTTCCAGAAAATTCGTTTAGATGAATTGATGCAGATTGTGCAACAGGCTGTTCAGGCTAACCCGAACACTTCCCTTAAAGACCTTCCTGCCGCTATCCAAGACCCTGCACAAGAAGACTACGCTGTAGACCTCATCTGCATGTACCTTCAGTCGGTTGACCCTAAGGATGTAAAGAAGGCTATTAGCGAACTCCGTGAAAAGGGTGTCTGTGAAATTCCTGAGCAGTTTGTTTCTAAAAACCAACCTCTCATTGTTGCCCTTAAGCCGTATGATGAAATCTCGTTCCCTCCTGAGACTATTGAAATCCAAAAGGCTCGTGTTATCTTTCGCAGAACCTATGTAACTGAAGTCGAACTGCGTTCTATGGCGGCTCAGGAAGAATGGTCTGACTCTTTTGTTGAGCAGGCTGTTAATGTGATGGGTATGCAATCACAATTCAACGACCCAAACCTTCTGCCTGCCGCCGCCTTGATTAACTATCAAGTTGCTCGCAATGACAACCTCATTGAACTTGTTTACGCCTACAGTCGCAATATCGACAAGGATGGCATTCAAGGAATTTATCAAACTGTTTTCTGCCCTCAGGCTGGTAGTGAAGACTACGCTTCTCACGGACTGCTTGGCTACGCTCACAATAAGTACCCGTTTATCATTTACCGCAGAGAACGCACCCGCAGAGCCATTATGGAGTCTCGTGGCGTTCCTGAACTGGCGATGACAGACCAAGAAGAAATCAAGGCTCAGCACGATGCTATTCGTGACCGCACAGCGTTCACAACGATGCCGCCTATCCTTGTTAAAAAGCGTCTTGGTGGTATCAATAAGATTGCCCCAGGAATTCACCTGCCTGTCACCTCGATGGATGACTACAAGTTTATGCCTGCTCCTACTGACCAAAATCAGCAGGTGGCGTTTATGCTTATCGACAGAGTTGAGATGAATCACGCATCATATTTTGGTCTTCCGCATCCGCAGATTATGCCGCAGAAGACTCAGGTTACTCAACAGTTTATTATCAACAACTGGCTTGATG